TCTTTCTCTCCACCAAACACATGCATAGGTGGATTAACAAAATCTTCTAAAGCATTTTGTTCTGTAAGAAACTCAGGATTATAGACAACCTTATTATTTTCTTCATGTAGTTTGGTTACTATGTCTGGAGTTACTGTAGACTTAATTGCAATGACACAGTTTTTAGATTTTAATTCACCTACAACTTCTTCTACGATAGATGAGTCAATCTTACCGTCAGATCCAAAAGGTGTCGGGACACAGACAAAAGCAACATCTATCTTTACGTCCTTGATAGTCTCCATACCTTTATTGTATATCGGATCTATAATGTACTGATTTACGCTTGATGTATTGAATCCATACTCTACTGCCTTACCAACATATCCATGACCAACAATGGCAATATTCACTTTATCCATCAGCATCTTCTCCAACATATAAACATGCAAGTGACTGGTTACTATTAGTAACTAGAACCACTGCTTCTTTCAATGATACTTGACATACTTTATCTGTGTCGTATGTACCAATATGATAGTAATCTACTTTTTGGTTTGCCTCAAGTGCTAACCATACTAGAACCCACATTTAAATATTCCTTTACTCTGTTTTCTGGTAGACATTTTATGTCATTAACAGGATCGTTGAAACCTGCGACAGCAATAACTTCTATTGCAATTGTCGGGTAATTCTCTTTAGAATTTATATACTCGTAACAAGCATCTTCGCTTTCGAACTCTTGTATCGGTATTGTGAAGGGTTCACCCTTCGTTAGTAAAACTAATATCAACCACTTCATCTTTTAATACTTTCTCAATCACATCTTGTCGTACACAATTGACTGCTTCTATGGGCATGGGTTCTCCATACTCAAGTATGAGTTTCTGTAAGATTGCATCCCTAGATTGAATTAGAGTAATCATACATTCGTGTCTTGTATCAAAGGCAGGTTCATTGAATACAAAGATATCACCTGCCAATGTATTAAAGATTATTACAACAAACCACTTCACTCGTGTTCTCCACCTCGACCACGTGAGTTGTAATTTTGTGGTACATCATAACTACCTGCATTCTCAAATACAATTGCAGTGATGAATATACCAAATATTACTAACAGGTGTGCACCTGCAGATATTCCAAACACATGCGGATTGTTTATGATTGCAGCAAAGATCCCACTCCACATTACTGCTAAGACTGAGAATACCATCAATCCCACTTTAGGTGGAAGTTTACGAAGAGGTGAATGTTCTATTGTCATTATACTCTTCCACCCATCTTTTAAGACTTCCCATAGTGCCGTAGGTGGGAATGCTTTTACACTACCTTTCATTTCTTATCCTTTACATTAAGATTGCTAGGGTCGTATTGTTCACCATTATACTTAGAACCTGTTGCATTCGGCCCTGTCTCTACACCACTGTTGCACCCTACTACAACTACTATTAACATGAATATACTTATATAGACAACTCTCTTAGTCCAATTCATAAATTGTTGAAAAGTTTTTTCTGCTTCTGCTTGTATCTTATATCTTGGGTCTGACATTATCCTAAGATCCCTCTCAAAAAGTTAATAGTGTTTGTAAAACATGGCATGATATTTAAATTACAATACCTTGCATACTCATCCAGTCCTACCATAACCATAAGCATTATTATAGGTACACCTACCATAAACAATGCAATGATAAGGAATGCCCATCCAAGACCTTTTGTTGTACAGTAGTTATGTTCTTCCTTCTCTTGCATTCCTATAAAATCTCCTGCACTAGTAAATATTAGATCTTGCATTTCATCATTGTAATCGTGTTTCTTATTCATTAACTATTCCTATAAACATATTCAAGTGCACGATCTGCCTCTTTATCAAGAGGACGGTTCTCGTACCAGTTACCAGTTTCCATATCTAGTTCTCTACACAGTTTAGATATTTCTTGTGCAGTGATTGGATATTGTTTCTTTATTGCATTACCTGCAATAGCAACCATGATCTGATACATCTTGTGATACCAACCAGTGTTAGTAATCATTCTGTATTCAGATCCTAGTTTCTTTGGAAAGAACGGACAGTCGTGGTACGATGTCCAATGAACATCAGTATTGTCTAGTCTTTGTTTCTTGTGTTTCAAATATTCTTGTTTTATATCTTCGGGTAGTCTATCAAAAAAATTATTTAAATTAGATTTTTCTGCATACGGATGTTTGAACATCAACTCCTCTGGATCTATATCCACACCAACATTATCAAAAATAAAGTTGAAAGCGCCAGTGTACGAGCCAGGGATATAATACATTCGTGATAAATCTTTAGTTTGTTTATCTCCAATCGAATTGAGTTCGGTGTTGAGTGCGAACCAGAAATGTTTGATAGACTCCGATCCAACTCTTCTCGTAAGTGGGAACACCAAACGAAACTTTGGAAAACTTTCTCTACTGCTAGCAGTACTGTAACAGATATAAGTGTACCTATTATCCAACTCATTTTTTAAGTCTCCTTTGAAATTGTGTTCATCTACATCAACTGCACACCAACCACCCCAATCAACTACGTTCACATTCTTACGTGTTGTGTCGGGTTGGTAGGTTGCAGGAGAAATTAAATTTGCTTCTTCCTTAGACGCAAGTGGTTTCTTAGATAACTGATAAAATAAATTTTTGAACTCCGACCAGTTGTCGAAGTCCATTCTACGATGTGTCTTGTTATCGTATCTATTCTTAAATATCGTCAAAGAAAACATAACAATATTATATCAAATAAAAATAGAATTGTCAAACGAAAAATTGGTCTAGGGTAACTACATCGTTGAATTCATAATTAGAGTTACCTTTTCTAAACGTCCATATAGGTTCAATGAAAACACCAGAAAGTTCTTCAGCATCTGGTCTTGCTTGCATTCTCATTCCAATTTTACCAACGTAATTACAATCATCGAAACCACTAAATGTATCTACCATGTCATCACACAGTTTGTGTCTCACACTTCTTCTTCCAGATGGTTCAATGATATTGATCATCATAAATCCATTCTTGCGTATGGTAGGCCACACCATTTCACTTACTTTGAAAAAGAAATTATACTTCCAATTATCAAATGAATTATATCTAGACCATGATTGGTTCTCTACTTTATCAGTATCTGTCGCATATTTTTCTGTCTCAAAATATGGTGGTGATGTAAAATATAAATCAAATAGATTTTCGTACTGAGTCCAATCAACATCTTCTGATGGTAGGTTCCAAATCTTTACAGTTTTCGTACCAACACATTCAAAGTAATTTTCTTTCTCTATTAAAGTCGGTTCTTTACCTGTAAGAAATTGTTCATATGCGATACACTGTTTTTTGTAAACCTCAAAAACATCTGGATTAGGATCACAACCAACATACAGTTTTGCATTTCTTGTTGCGTAAAATCCTGCTAGTCTATCACCCCAACCACACGAAGTGTCCAAGATGTTTTCTGCATTGTGTTTTTCATATAATGCTTTAGCAACTGATGGTTTAAATTGAGTTGCTGTATAAGTACCCAGTCTGAATGACGTTCTAAATGATGCACTAGTCAAGTCATCACCTTCCATGACACCATTTCTCCAAAAGTGCCAGTTCATTGTCTTCAGTCTAGACTTATCTGTCCAGAGATCCATAGGAGCATGATGTCGATGAGAACCACACTTCATTCTATTTTCTTGCTGAAAGAAATCACTAACATCATTGAAACGATGGTTCTTGTTGATAACACCTAATGGTTTTTGATCGTAAGTGTATTTGTAATCATATCTTTCCTGCACATCATCAAAATCTTTGTATTCATTTTTCATAGACGTATTACAAAATTTAATGAAAAGTTTTTTCAGTCTCTCTTCACTAATTTTTTTTATGGGAAAGGGAATTTTATTAGTAGAAATATATTCCGCAAGGGCAACTCTAATTTCATCCTTTTCATATTTTTCTTTTAATATTTCCCAATCTTTATTTTTGATATAAGGAATACCTGCACTGTCTTTGTTTTGCTCAAAGAAATTTACAATGGAAAGATTTATATTGTCATTACTCATGATGTTATTATACCAGAAAACTTTATAATTGTAAAGTCTTTTTTAAATCTGGTTCGGAGTAGTCAGGGCCTTTGAGAACCTTACCATCTTCACGATAGATAGGTTTACCATCTTCTCCTAACTTAGACATGTTGGATCTTTGCACTTCCCTAAAACATGCATCTAGGTCAAGTCCAAAGGCATGACCTGCACCGTAGGTTACATATAATATGTCTGTTAGTGCGTCTGCAATTTCAACAAGATCTTTATTTTCGCAAGCATCCCATAACTCGTTGAGTTCTTCTGCAATCAATTCAATTCTCAGACTTATTGTTTCTTTGTCTGGTAACTCTGGAGAATCCTTTACGTCTTGTCCAAATGTTTTCATGAATGTTTTTACGTGATCAAAATTAGTAGTATAACTAGTCATATTCATTACCCATGAATCCCACAGATTCTCTTTCAATATCGTTGTGAGCAAACTCTGCCCAATATAATTCATATGCAACACCATCCTCAAGACACTCGAACTTATGATATAACCCTGGCTTGACTTTAGTGTACATACCTGCTTCTAGAATGGTTTCGTCTACTAGGTCATAGTCTTTTTGCCAGACCTTGACTCTCATCTTACCAGATTCTACATAGAACCCATTCCACTTATATTTGTGAAGGTGTTTAGAACACACTCCATTCTTTTTCATTTCGATACGATGAAACTCAAGTGCACCATTTGCTTCTATAAGTTCTGTCGTACCCCATACTTTACCAGCCTTCATGCGAAAAAATC